GGACACTTTGCTACATAGATTTGAAGCTCTTCCCGTTGCATTTCACCAAAACCTGGGGAGAGTTTCAATGGATCTTTTACATTAATACTCATATCTATTCTCCTTATGTTTCAGTGCTTACTTGGAATTGCATGTTGTTATACTTTACGTATACTTCCATCATTCCAACAGTAGGCTCGGCAGTAGCTACCGTGCATTGCAGGATATAGTCACCACTATCATTACATAGTCCTAGACCCGCAAGAGCAGGAGCCGTGCTTACAGCATCCGATGAAGCAGAGTTAATCAAAAGCATATATTCCGCTCCATTCATATTGGTTGAAACAACCGTTGCGGCGATGTCTGCAACCTCTGCCCATCCGTCTGTTGCATCGGTATTACCCAATGACAAGTCAACGGCGGCAGTAAACGCAGTTTCTACTTTCCACCTAACATCTTCAATGAAGGTGTACTGTGGAACTGTGAGTAGATCGAAAACAGAAGCCGCAGTGGAGTACTGTACATCACCGTGCGTAGCACCGAATGTAACTTTCACCCACTTTGAGATGCTAGGAGCCCCATCGGGGATATGATCCCCTGCGAGAGGGATTGATTTAGCCATTATTTACCTCCTATTATGTGTTAGACGATCCACCACTATCAGGAACTGGAAGACCTGCGGCATGTGAGTATACAACATATACACTCATCTTACCGACATCAGGATCTGCGCCAGCTACAGTTAGGTCAATCGAATCAGTTGATTTGTACCACTTACCACCCGTATATTCTGCACCAACAGTATCAGCAAGCTGACCACTGGAGATCTCAGTTGCAACGAGTAGAGCGGCGGCGACATAGCCTGCCGCATTTGCACCATCACCAATCGTTCCGGTAACTGATGCTGTGAACGCTATTTCCACGTCCCTGTAAACCTTGTGAACAATGATATCAGTAGCATTGATGTCAAACAGAGGCACAACTTCCTGAGTGCTTGTCCAACGATCATAGCCTTCAGATCCGCTTGCTGTAGTTGCGGCAAAGCCGACAATACAGCGTGCTACATACAGACCTTCATTGAAATGCTCACCTGGAGCGGGGATAGGAACAGCCGTTCCACCTAGTTCAGCCATTGTTTACCTCCTATCCATTATGTGTTGGATGATCCGCCACTGTCCGGTACTGGTAAGGATGCGCCATGAGAATATACACAGTATATACTTATTTTGCCTACCAGTGGATCTGCGGAAGCGACTGTCACATCAATCGAGTCAGTCGATTTATACCACTTTCCACCACCATACACATTACCAACCGTATCAGCGATCATACCACTTGAGATCACAGTTGCGGCGAGTTGAGCTACAGCCGCATAACCTGCGGCATTTGCACCGTCGCCTATCGACAAGTCTACACTTGCCGTGAACGCTACTTCTACATCTGCATAAACCTGATGAACAACAATGTCCGTGGCATTGATATCGAAAACGGGTACAACTTCCGCAGTATCCGTCCAACGATCATAGCCCTCTGAACCACTCGCCGCAGTCGTGGCGAAGCCCAGAATACATCGTCTGATGTATACACCATCGTTGAAATGTTCACCTGGAGCAGGAATAGGAACAGCCGTTCCACCTAGATTAGCCATTATTAATCCTCCGGACTTATTTCAGTCCGTATTAACCAGCAGGGACTAACCTGCCCACGATTTATGAGAAGTCGTTTGCGTGCTCTAGACTGATAATCCAGTTGGAGTTCGTCACGATACCATCGTATGTAACTTTCCATCCGATTGTACCACGCTGATCCAAGGGATCCAGCCCAGTGTCGCCTAAACCTTTCACAATTAAACTTGCAACCTGCACAGGACGGCCTGTTAACTCACCCCAGATCAATCCAGGACCACCATCAGCGGAGAAGTTAGGAGCCATGCCTGCCATACCAGCAAGACCGTAGCTTTCCATACCAATGAATAGTGCCGAATACACATCCTCGGTTCCGTTCTGACCGCTGTCAGCCCACTCTTTCGCTTCGGACGAAAGATAGATTTTAGCATTCAAAATCGTACCAATCATACCAGAACGAATACTGTCTCCACCCTCACGAGTGAATAGAGTAACGAATGTAGCATCTTGCATTAGAGTTGCCCAAGAATGGGGATGCATAACGATGGGATAGAACCCACCTTCCGCAGGACGTGCTCTCTCAGCTTCAAGCGTAGCGATATCATAAACAATATCCGCATAAGAGATCTTGTCGTTAGCTTTGTCAATCGTATTACGGGAGGTTGCCCCACCAGCATAGTCAATCGAAGCATTCGCAACAAGCTCATCACGGATAAGGTTGTCTACAGATAGCCCAGCCTGTTCACCTAAGATTGCAGATGTTTCAGAAATTATAGGATCAAACTGCTGTACTTCGAGTTTGTCCGTATGTGACACCCATGCACCGTACCACTCAGGAGTGAGTGTGTAGGTACTGATGTTTGGTGCGGCATGCTCTGACGGTGTAACACCTTCAGAAAGTGAAGTCGTTGCCGCATTCAGCGACTCGAACCGACGAATTTCCCAGTCCTTGAAGCCTTTGAACGTAGCAGTACGCCCCCATCGACCATGAATAAGTCTAGGTAGCGCACGCATTAACAATCGTCTATCGTAACCACTCTTGATAGAAGCTGTCATTGACGTTGTGTTTATAGTAGCCATTGGTTATATTTTCTCCGAAGGCTACTGATCTGGTTTAGTATAAATTCCAGTCAACGCCTTCAACAATTGATTTGGGGAGTAATCCCCTTTCGACATACGAAACTACTTTATCCTCAGTCCACTTACTATCAGGGTACTGAGCGGTCAACGCTGTTATCACGTCGCCAATAGACTTCGTTGCGGAAGGCTGTTGTCCATGCTGGACCATTACTTTTGGAGCTACTGGGGTTACTGGTGTTACGGGGGTTATCGTTCCGTCCGGTTGTACTTCAGGGGCAACTGGTTCCACTGGGTTCTCCAGTGTATCAATTCGCTCTAGTAAGGATTTTCGGACACCCGCCACGCCTTCCCAGCCACTCGCATACAATGCTTCAGGATTAGTAAAGTCGAGATTCTCGTACTTCACTCCTAACTCCATGAAACCTTGTGCGTACTGGTTCATAGCCTTGGCACTTTCACTAGCTCCTCGTGCTTGAGCTAATTCAGTTTCAAGACGCTCACGACGATTGCGCTCAACTTGTAATTCGTATTGTACCTTCTCCGCATCGTCCATGCTGGACATTGCAGTTTGGTGCATACGAGTTTCGTAATTATCAAGCTGACCTCGCATCTCATCCATGTCACGTGAATGACGTTGGTCGAGGCTGGATCTGACATTGCTTATATCCCGTTCTGCCTGTTTCTTACCTTTGGCAAGTTGGGCTTCCGCATCTTCCAGTTCCTGCTTCAGCTTTCCGACATCCTCCTGCGATAATTGGGCCAACCCCTCGTCTTCTGTGGGATCTCCCTCACTGGGCAATCCCTCTTCAGGAACCCCAGGTTGATTTGCAGGGAACTCTTTCAACATATTGTTCACCTCGTATATTAATGTACAAAGTCAAGAGATTACCTTGACGGTAACCTGACTTCTAACTATTGCTATTATACCATATTTAGGTAGTCTTTGTCAAGTATAATATTAGAACTCCTGAACACCAGTTCCTACTGCGGCCTGTTTCTCCATGATCAATTCCAGGAACTCCTGGTGTTTGGGATTACGCTTTATAACGTTCTTTATGTACGTTTCCGCCTCTGGGGGCAGGGGTTTGTCGCTCTCCATCAACTCCTCTACCTGCTCTTTCAGAGCGTCAGCTACTGTCAGGGATGGAGGCCACACAAGGCGACCCGTTACTCCGCCCCTACCCATCGTCTGTGGAAGCATAGTTGCTGACATAGTTGACCGCTTCCCCATACGTATATCGGACATTTCAGGTCTCTTTGGTCCCATAGTAGTTTTTACCGCCTTAGCGACCTTAGCTTTACTCTTAGAGGAACCATACCCTTTCTGATCGTCAGTTGTATTCCAACCCCAGAAATCTGCCCAAAGCGGATACATTGCTTCCCACTCGTCGTGCATATCATAGTAGCGTTGAATACGTGCGGCATCCTCTGGATTGTCTTCCTTGAAAGCACGCTTCGCTGTCGAGGACAGGTCATTATAGAAGTAGTAAAGCTCATAGAAGTCATCGCCAAGCTCACGCTTCACGCTGATTTTGAACTTCTCATTCAACTCCTTAGCTTTGACCCGCTCAGTCAATTCCTCTTGTGTAGGTTCTTCTATACCCACAGCGTCAGCGGCCTCCTTCACAGCAGTATGAAACTCCTCGGCCTCCTCGTCAGTCATATTCTCAAACCCGCCCTTATTCATAAACAGGCTGGTCATGTACTCAGCTTCACCGCCCAGTCTCTGGTTTAGCTCCTGCGTGAAATCATTGCGTTCCCCACCAGGATCCAGGCTACCAAAGATATCCCACACCTGCTGTTCCTTCGAAGCCAGTACTGAGTCATCTAATTCAATCCCACGAGAATGCTGAAGTCGTTGTTCTGTTGACCAAGCATCCCGCCCATGTAAGGCAGTGTCAATTTCATCATCTCTGAACATTACACTGAAGATTGGATCTTCCATTATCCACTGCTTTATCATTGACAGGGTAGGGCCGTCTTCACCCCACTTAGTATCGAAATCGTTCTTAGCTATGCGTAAAGCATCTCCAGACAACCCATCAATTGCTTTCCACCACTCATCTCCATACTCTGTGTAGTATACTTCGAAGATAGCCTCATCCAAAGACATATTGAGCTTCCTGCGGGTTTCGTACCCATCAGGAGTAGCAAGTATTAGCATGTTAGCTAACACTTCCTCTTTAGGCGGCATATTCAATTCAGGATTGATGAACTCCATTACAGTGTCTTCATCTTCCTCTTCCTTACCTGGGATGATGTAGGGGTCCCAAGAACCTAGCAAAGTCTCAACATTCGTGGGAATTGCCGCTATCCAAGTTTCCAATGCCTGCTCATACTCCTTATAAGAATCATACTCAGCAGGATCCCAGCGAGGTCTGGTCATCTCCAATGCCTGCCAGCCCCGTTCTATCGCCTCTTCTAATACGATTTCATATGGTTTCGCTCCGATCACACCAGCCGATTCTCGTGCAAAGGGGAACATGCTCCGCATAAACAAAGGATTGAATGCCTCTCCTAAACGCTGATATAGAGGGTCAGTCATGTCTCCGGTTGGGGCAATCATCTTGATTTCCCGCATACCATCCTCAAACTCCTTCATGATCATTCCCTTATAGGTCAGAAGAGCATCTGTATGTTCATCCTGAATAATCTTAGTTGTAATCGCCTTCCGGCGTTCCTGGGTTTGGGTACTGTTACCGGCCTGCGTGAACTGTTCAGTATCTCCAATGTCTGTTAGAGTTTCTGCCCCCTCCATAGTACCTTCCAGAGTTGGTTCTCCCCCAACGGATAGATCACCCTCAGCTATTCCAGCCTCAATCAAATTGAAAGACAATGGATCATACTCAGCATATCCAGACCCATACAGTCCGTATATTACACCTTCAGGGGTATTGTATCGTTCCTGAATATACAGGGACCACAGAGCGTCCATTTCCATATCCAGATCAAATAAAGTTCTACCTAGTGTATTGTTCAATGCTATACGCAGTTGGTTTATATCCCTACGTACTTCAATAACATAGGCATCCCCGCCCGTAAACTCTTTCACATAACTACCAGAGAAGAAGCCTACAGTTTGTCTGTAGTAATCAGACGCTTCCACCCTATCACGTGCCTCCATCCAGGTTGAGGCGGCATCCGGATTAGCTAACATCTTAGTGCCTTCCTCATTTGTAACAAAGTTATCTCTATACAGAAGAGCCATCTTCACCTGAGCTACGATCATTTCAGGGTTCGCATCCATCTCCTGGATTTGCCATAACGCCCACTCATACAGGTTCTTCTCAACGTTCCAATCCATCCACCCCTCTTCAGGGTTTAGTTGGGACTTGATCATATTAGAACCTGGAACTCCAATGAGTTTGGCTGTAGCCATTGCCAACCATCTATGAACATTTGGAGGTATCAAGCCTGCCTGCGGAACTAGAGCAAACGGAGGATTCTCCTCCCTATCCAGCCCCTGAGTAGCATACATCAAAGCTGTTACTATTGGGTTAGGATACAGACCAAAGGACGTTCCTGTATTGTAGAACCAACGCAAAGCCTGCCCCATAATACTGGCATGGCTCTCCTCTTCCTGCTGATGCAAGTTATCATAGAGAGGGAACAAGTACTTCATAGAAAGCTGTGCTGTTGGATTGAAGTATATCTCTGTTCCAGGGATAGGTACATACCCACGCAAGGAAGGTAACGGTATGCCGTCTTGCGTAAGTGCGCCAGTAAGGTACTGCAATCTCATTGTGCCCCGTATATACTTCGTATATGCGGAGAACAACCACGGCTTACGTGCGAAGGTCTCTGCCCACATTGGAATAGTTCGAGTTGGGAACATCCAGAATGGCATAGCATGCTTCAACGTACCCTCAATATTAGAGAACTGGGTGTAGTCAAGCATGACCTTGTTTACAAAGTTTACTGCGCCTTCGAAACCAACGCCATGGAAGTCACCACCATAGTTTACAGCCGCTAACCCTTCTGTCAACAGGTCGCCGTACCGTTTACCAAATGCTTCTAAGATCTCCTTCTCTTCTGTAGTGAACTTAGCAAACCAGTGACTACCTTCATCTACTGCTTCATTCATCCATGCCTTATAGTTATCTAACCAACCTGTCAGGTCATTCAAAGCATCAATAGATGTTCCTGCATGCCGTAGTCTGGTCTGAGCCCCTTCAGGGAGCCAGCGGAACAAAGGCACATTAGCAGAGATAGGAAGAGCTTCACCGCTTGCACGTCTTACAGCTTCCCAGTTCTTATTCAAATATTGAAGCCGTTGTGCAATAGCAGATGCTTCCTCGTGCTTACCTTCCCCTATGAGATTGGTAATTTGCTTCTTCATAGCAGTTGCTAGAGAGTCATAGTCCTTGATATCAGAGCGAGACTTATACCGTGTGCCCGTAGAGTACAGATCTCCAAGTGTCTTCTCAGGGTTCAACGGGTCAGGCATACCCAGAATGGTGTTCCAACGTGCTTTGACTACCGCACTGTCGGGAGCAGTACCATCAAACAAAGCTGTTACAAGATCGTCGTATTCAATTCCAAGAGCTTTCGCATAGTTCTCTAATGTTTCTCTGGTAGCGGTATCTCCAAGGAACCCAGCCTGAGCCATTTCGTCGCCAGCCTCTATAGCTTCATTCAATCTAGTTCGGAAAGATCCCTCTGGCAAAACATGTCCTTCTTGTTTGTCTGCAATCTTCTTACTATGCGTAGTGAATTTACTATCCAGGTCATCAACAAGATCTACCCAATCCTGATCAGGGGATACCATCTTCTCGGTTCTGGTCTTGCCTACAGTTCCAGCCGCCTTGTTGCGCTTACGAATTGACTTACCCCATCTATCTACATCTGAATCCCACACACCTGCCCCGTAGGGTAGGTCTATTTCATCAATGGTTATACCAAGCTTCTCAAGCAGTGAGTTCAGAGCATAAGTATCATAGAATTCAGGACGTGGGCTTGCGGTATGACTAATCCCAGCGGGAAGGTCATCCGACACTCGAATACTAAACCCAGCTTCCTCTAAGAACTCCTTGATTGTAGGAGGTTCCATTGCAATGATTTCTTCCCATGCGCCACGATCAAATGCATCCAGGAGATTATCGGCATACTTAGAACCAGCCTCATATACATTAGTACGTGCAGTATGATACCAGAGCCAGCGATTTGACATCTCTGTAGGATGCAACCCACCTATACGTGGACCAGGAAACGCTTCTACCATCCATGTGTTCAACGGACCAGATATGAATTTCATCTGTTCGTTTACATAGGTCAGCATAGCTTCCCGCAACTCAGTAGCAACCACACCCTCCGGAAGATTTTCAATAACCTTTGCCGCTCTGATAATACCACCCAACTGGGCATGGGTCTTAGCCAGAGCACGTCCGGCCTGCGTGCGTGCAACACGAGCAGAACCTAACTTAGCTCTCCAATCACTTACACCCTGCGGGTTCTCAGAAGGTCCAAACAGTCCTTCACCAACCAAACGAGCAGAACCAATCTCTTCAACAGCATCATCACCCCATGTACCATCTATTTGACCAAGGATCTCGTCCTCTGTATTTGCCATGGTTTCGCTACTAACTTTGACACCTTCATCTGACACTGCTCCAGTTTCAGCATCACGAGCCTTCTCACGTGAAGTACGGGGAGCATTCTCTGCTGGTATATCATCTACAGTACCCATCTCAGGAGCATCGGGAACATTCTTTGGAGGTCCGGAAATATCATCCATCCCACGTGCGGCATCCATCGCCTGGGCATGTGTTAGTTGAACCTCTCCTAGAAGCTCGTCTAACATATTACCATATGCCTCTGCGGTGAACGTATTACCCTCTAGCATCTCCCGTACTTCAGCACCCAGACGCTGTAGGATCATGTTAGCATTATCAACACCTAACAACTCCTCCAGAGCCTTGCGCTGTTCCTTCGGGAACATAGCTAACCATGCAGGTCTGTCGCCAGAGAATATACCCTCTGTGAGGTTCTGCACCATCTCTCGTGCTACTTCAGGGTTATGAGCACCATGAATATTCATGATCTCATCTATTACATTTCCTACCCTTGTATCGAATATAGGAGCAAGTATGTCATCCAACTTACCAGCAATAACAGTCCTTGCAATAGAAGCGTCTGCAAGATAGCGAGGAGCATATAGTTTCATACGGAGGGAAGCCTCAAACCAGGAGTTGACTGCTCTGAACCCCCCTTCGTTAAACACACTGAATAGAGTCAACTTCTCCCCTACCTCAAGCAACTCAGATAATGGGCGACCTCCCAGCATGACATCCATAAAGCCATGCATTAGTTCATCCGGCCACCAAGGGATCATCTTCTTCAGTTCTACTAAACTTGCCCACGGCTTGCCGCCGTGTATCAACATACGGAACGTAGAGTCCATAAAGTTGATTACAGTAAACCCAGGTCTCCATGTCAAGATTGCTCTTGTCCATAGAGACATGGCATACTTATATACGGAGGAAGGAATTTCATACAACCGTCTAGTAACGGTTACTGGTTTACCCAGTATACTAATCTTAGCTCTATAAGCTTCATCAAGTCCAGCACGCTTCGCCAGCATACCAGCAACTGACCGCTCAGAAGGACCACCATACCATACCGCTTCCTTCTGCATGAAGTCATTCATTATGTTCTTTCGAATGAAGGGATGTACGTTCTTTGAAAGCTCAGAGTACTCTCCTGCCAATGATTGCACACGAGCAAGTGCCTCTTCGTATCCAGGCCACATGCGCTCTGCCGCTTCTGCTCCAAACTCCCTAGCCATCCTAGCTTTCATGGCAGGGTTGTCCATACCCTGCTTCATCATAGCTTCGAACAGCCTGCGCTCATCTGAAGGAAGAGCCGCACCAAGTTCCTGTACTAGCTTTCGAAGTTCTGCATCATATGCCTGAGACCGTGCCTTAGATATAAGCTTACCAATATCATCAGCTTCCCATCCAAGAGAATCTGAAACTTTCAATATATGTTCAATATGGCGTACTTTCAGGAGATCATCTGGTGTACCCGTAGCCGCTCCAGTGAGCACCCTGGCTAGGTCATCCACTCTTCGCAAGGAAGCGGAGAGGAACCCCGTAACCTCTGCAAATCGGTTAGATAACTTACTTGCCGCAGAGAACGTGGACAAACCAACAACATAGTTTCGAATAGCATCCACTACTGTATTTCCAAGAACCTTACGAGTTGCCGCACCACTAAGATCTACCGCACCCCTAAGTATGTTCTTACCAAATGCCAGGGTTGGCTTCATCAGCATATTATCAATACCAGCCAAACCCAGGAGGTTGGATACATCGAACAACATCTCACCAGCAAGCTCTACTGATGGATCAACATACATACTGGAGATCTGGCGAGTTTCCCACTCTTCCGGAAATCTCTGGTGTTCGGTAACAAAGTTGGCATAGGCATCTTCCATCCATTCCTTGTAATCATCTTTACGTAAGGACATTGCATACGTGAAGCGGGACCGCCACTGCCTGTCACCACCAAGGTCATTACTGAAGATCTGGTTCTCTATCTCCATAGCATTGCGAATACTCTCTCGTGCTAATTCAACATCCCCTGCCTTAGAGTATTCTATCCCAGCGGAATACAATTGATCTGCTTGCTCACGTAAATCCTCATCTCTAATGAGTTCCTCACTATATATTTGGTCTAGTTCGCCAAGCCGTGGAAACAATTCATACATCTCCTGCATCATATATGGAGTTTGGCTATATCCTTCTGGCGGGTCTACACCAAATCCCTTAGAGAGGGTATAAGCGGCCTTGTACATATCCGTCAGAGCTTGTAGCTTCTCTGGTAAAGTAGACGTTGAGGACACCAACGGAACCAATGGTCCCATGAATTCTTCAAAGCTCATGATCTCATCGTCTTCTGCTAGAGACCCAAGCTGTGCCATAGTAAGGTTCAACCAGTTCGACCCAAATGCGGCAAGGTATCCGAAGGGGGTCATAGTACCTTCAACCCCAACATCGGCAACTAATTTACTTATTATTGCTTTCTGATAGAACCACGCATGATTGGGCTCTTCTATGCCACGTGCCACAGCCCATTGAACTGATTCTTCTCCAATAGTATCAAGACCAGCGAAGGTAAGATCAAATGCTGGCTTTGCCATCACAAACCCTTGAGTGCCATACGCAACCATTGTATCAAAGCTCTCAGTAGCTTGTGTTCCTATATAAGATACAGCATCATATAAATAAGGATTTCTAGCTCTAACGTCAGCTAGGAATGTTCGAGGAATGGTAGTAAACCCAGGGAACGTATCTGCAAAATCCATGATGCGCCACAGCGCACCAGACTCAGGACTTACTACAGAGAACACTCCATACTCGTCTGGATTGGCTGGGTCCCTGCCCATGAACATGGTTGAACGAGGACCTTCTTCTATTCTCTTGTCTTTGACTTCGTATAGGGTATTCTGGATTGTTTCGAGACTAGCTTCAACAGTCGCAAGTTCTTCTCGCAATCCCGCCGTTGGAAGAGCCCGTTGTTCTGCATCTGATATTTGCCCATCAAGATGATATCGTCGGGCAATCAAATCAGACATCTCTGCCTCAGTACGAGCAACATCAGCATCCAGAGCTATCTGTACTTCCGACAGTTGTTTATTGTAATCAAGCTGGTTCTGCATCTGCCATTCTGCAAGCAAAGCAGGATCCCCCTGAGAAACTCCAGGGAGAAGCGATGACATTTTGAGATCGTCATCTGGATGAGCAAGTGGAGTGGATAAGGGATGATCACCACCAAATCTCTTGAGTAATTCTGGATCTCCGGCAGAAAACGTATTGGCTTGTATCTTTGCTACTGTATCAGCATAGTCTTCTTGTTCCCAGAAATCCCCCGCTTGTTCTAAGGAACTCTCTGTAAATCGTAGCTCTGGGTTCTCTGTATCAAACCTAGTGGAAGAACCTCCTGCAACAAAATCTGCCCCAACAGGGGCTTCTTCAACTACTTCTTCTGGTTGTTTCGGTTGCTGAGGTGAAAGATTCCTTGTGTCAACAACATGATCCCCCATGTCAAAAGCACCATAAGGATTGTATCCACGCTCTGCCCTCCAAGCCGCAGTTGCTTCCTCAAGGGTATCAGTCGGAACCCAATTACCCTGCAAATTGTAATATCCGTGCGCCATACTTATGCCTCTGGTTTCTTCTTAGTCTCCTTCTTCTTAGCCTTAGTCGCCTTTGCTACACGTTCTCTCTGCATAAATACTACTACATCGTTCATCACAGAAGTTGCATACACAACCTGATAACCTTGGTTACCAAGGTCTGTCAATACACTATCTGCCGTGGCCTGATCCCGTAAGGGAATACGCCGCATCACTACATCAAACTGATTCATAATCTCTCCTATTAGAAATTTAGGTAAGGATTCATCTTACCAAAGTTATAGTTACCTGATTGATTCTTACTAAACCCAGGTGACATGTTTGTGAAATAGGGCTGGGCAATCATTCTGCCAAGTTCCCCATAACCACCAAGTTCTCCCCCACTTCCCTGTGCCAACAGCGGGTCAAGTTCTCCCATCAAACTCTGTCTTTGGGCTCTTGTACCTCCACCATCATGTCCTTCTAACGCACCTGCGATGTTCTGCAAATACTGATAGCCAGCACCAAACTCATGGACTTCGCTCCCAACTGTAGCTTCTCGCATATTGGATAGAGCGTCAAGTACATCCGTCCCACGAGCCCCAGACCGTTGATAGCCCGTATCAATTGTAGGACCTGTATGCCCAACTGCGGCCTGATTTCGACTTTGTGGAACAATTGCTTGGTCATTCAATCTGGTTACTTCACGAGGATCAACCCCCTCCGCAAACAACCCCGAACCTGGAGTAAATGTATCAGTCGTATCGAATTTATCACTATAGATATCCCAGGGATTGCTACCTGTTCTTCCACCCCAGCGAGAATATAACTGCTTGGCAAGGTTTCTAGAACCCTCTGCTCCAAGAGCCCCACTGCCTAACAAGGCATTTGCCATCAAAGTCCAGGCAACTTCTGGGTTCTTGAAATCTGACTTATCCTTTACAGTCATTGGTTGCCAATAGGAAGGAGCATTAGGACCACCATCGTAATCACCAAATACCCACTTTATCTCATGCGTACCGCCGCCGCCCGAAGTAGTCTCTTCTTCTTGGGGAGGGGGAGGAGGCCAGGGATAAGTAACGTCCGGAACGCCTGGAGCACCACCATGTACAACCCAATCGGTTGAACCACCGCTTCCACCACCACCACCACCCGTACCAACTTCTTGTGCCATTATGTTACCCCCATCCGTTTAGCTTCCATTACTTTAATGTATTTATCTACCTGATCGGCTCCATACCGACTCTCTAAAGATTTGAAATCCTTCTCACTGAGAGTATCGTATATGTTTAGTTGAGGATCGCCATCATCCACACCTACTTGACTAAGTATGTCATCAAACGCATTACCTGCTATCTCTGATAATTTATCAAAAGGCATTACCCTAAACCTCCCATCATCGGCATAGCATTCACTGCTTGGTCAACGAAGTCTCCTTCAGATTGACCAGGAGGGGCTCCACCGCTTGGGCCTTTGCCAGTAGGACCCGCAGAACCTGTAGGTTGCTCAGGTCTTGGCGGTCCACCGGACTGGCCCCCTGGGGGCGATGCGCCTTCCTGTGACATTTGCTGTAACATCATTATCGCTATCTGATCACCCCCCTTAGCCTTCTCTTCCAGCTTCTTCATAATAGCGAAGCGGATAGCTATTGGGTCTTTGATGATCAATTCGTACAACTGCCTATCAAATGCATCATCAGGCTGTGGTACATCCAGATACCGTTCCATGATCATGAAATCAGGAAGCAATCCTCTGACCTGTGTAGCCATGGCATGCTTCCGCACCTGCTCACCAGGAAACTCCGGTTTGAAGTGTGCAGTCACCAGATAATCCCGAAGGTCTGCTTCCATGACACTTTCAGCGAAGTCCTGATCTCGCATCGTACCATACACCCGAACACTGGCTTCCGGAGCGAAGATTGTGGTCAAGTCCATAATCTTACGAGCGACTGTACTCCACATAAGCTCTAAATGCCTTACGGGTTGTTCCAACCGAATTCTTGATTGGTCTGACATTTGCGACATAGCATATCCGGATACTGCACTTACGTCACCAATCTGGCTGAAACCCGACTGGTTTAGACGGTCCTGCAAGAAGCCGATATGTTCTTTCACGTCAGGGGGGTTTCCAGGCCAGGATGGGAAAGCTATATCCTCGTCCGGCTGGAGAGCCACATGTGACCCTAACGCACGGTCAATCTGGATCTTACGTCCTGTCATAGCCTTAGTTACAACAGGCAATGACGATAGGACAGTAATCTGTCGGGCACGTCTATTGACCGCATTCTCCAAGGTCTCAACAGTAGATAACGTTGGAGTTATTGCGCTCTGGGTCCAGTCCTCTGACTTCTCTCTACCTCTAGGCTTGAACAAACCCAGGGTGTAGGGAAGGTCATTATATGGGGTAGTCTCAAGAGGCACAACCCATTCGTTCTCAAATATGATTGCTCTCTGAATACGCCACTCTCGTTTAGTCTGAGGAATGTTAGCCGCTACAACTTGCTGACCTTCCTGCTCTATAGGTATCTCTTCCTGTGTCCAACGCCAATGGTCAATTAAATCTCCCTTCTGGAACATCTTCTCACGATCAGTAAGATGAGCCCAGTTCTTCATACGAAGACCCCACTGCGCTTCTACATCGTAAACCGACATCTTCTCTGTCCGAAATACCATGTGCCAGCGATGTGGTCCACCTTTGAGCCATGTAACCTTCAGAGGGTCTATAACTTGTATACGTATTGGAGTTTCATGATAATGCTGGACCATCTTCACGCCTTCTGGGGAAGTAACGTCCGGCATGGGTATCATACCCATATCTACATTATCAGCAATAACGGGGTCCCAAACTGAGTGAATTACAGCCGCTCCATCACGAGCAATACTGAATACCGACTCATATGGGATGTCGTACTCTTCTCGCTGGTTATTCATTTCAATCGTACCAGCGACATACTTCTCAATCTTTGAAGTGTCCTCCTGCTCAGTAGCAGAAGGAGCGTACCCCTGCGCTTTCCATTCTATAGGATGGGCAAGCATAATACCAACAGCCATATCTACGATGTTGGTCGGGGTTGGATCCTGATATCGTTCCTCTTCCGGCTTTGCAACTCCTCTGCCGTGGTAATGATCAAAGGCATACCATCTGCGCCACTCTTTGATCTTGTCATGAAGACCAGCGGAGTCATCCTTGGCTTTCATCTTATCTGCAATAATCTCAGCTAAGGTGATATCTCCCACAGCATCATACATTCCACGTGCTACCATATTAGTCCCTCAATTCTGGCGGTAGGATCCTTTCCATCTCCTCTTCCAAAGGAGTTTTATAACTAAACTGAGAGACATCGCCAAATGGAGATTCTATCCGTATAGGTATTGTAGTGTCCACACCGCCTCTCTTGATAGCATCATAAGCCGACATTGATAAGGCTACAGCACCATCAATCTTCTTTGTACCCGATTGTGAAGGCTTGACCAGTCTCTGCCCTCTACCCTTTACTTCAACTGCGGCGAACCGTATATGATCTCGCAGTATATCATTCTCATAAGCCTCTAGCTTACCGTTCATAATCAAATCGTACAAGTTCTGCGTACAGGCTGTCATGTTGCTTGCCGTTTGGGGCATCTCTATAACCGTCATCCCCTTCTTCTCCAGGTTCGTCATAACCTGATGAAGTTGGGTAGGGTCATACACAATAGCCGCTATATTCAATTGCCTGGACATGTCCATGATGTATTCATCCACCACATCAAGGTCCATACGTCCTTCAGCAGGAGGATACCAAATCCGGTGAAAGGCAATCCCAACATTCCCTTCAACGTAGTCAAAATACGTTCCTACTACTGCCGTACAGTCGTGCTTGATCCCTGCATCAACCCCCACAGAAATCGGCAAATCTCTACGAGGATCATCCAACTTATAGATAATAGGACCGTCAAGTTTCTTAGCCGCCTCATCCCAGTATGCAATAGGGATGAACTCTTCCTTGGTTGTTACCCACTGGTTCCTATGTAATCGCAGGAAGTCCATTGGGCGAAGCGTAGCCTGCTGTTCTTCATAGTACTTGTCTGTCTGCCATTCCATTCTAGGAACTGTATCCCAATAAACAAACACAGACCCACTACTTCTACAAACAGATTGACCATCTTCATCTACTATATCGGACAATTCTGGTACAATTTCTCCATTTACAAAGTTATCTTCGTATAATTGCCAGAGTAGTTCCGACTGACCTTCAAACCCCGCATAGGTGACTATTACCCTCAACGGAGATCTAACAGTGGGTGGTGGTGTCATCTCAGCCCATAATAGTCTGGACCTATCGCTAGTGTATCCCCATAACTCATCCCACAGGGTCAATGCTTGACGACCACCAGCCACTGACCTATACTCACTAGCGAGAGCCTTGACGAAAGTACCATTATCCCCAGGGATGACAAACTTCTGAGTTCTGTTACCTTTCAAGTCCTGGTCATATACAATATCTGTATACACACGAGATTGTGCCTGCTCTAAGTCGTTAGCCAAGCAGTATATCTCAGAACCAGGAGGACCCTCTTCAAAATACCATGAACCTACCGCCGCCGCTAATGTAGTCTTCCCAGACTTCTTCGGCATTGATAGGATAACTGTTACATATGGAAAATAGCCATCGGCATCAGGAGTAAAGCAGTGTTCAAGAATTCTTGGTTGTAGCCCTTGCAGTTCCAACAGACCCTGATTTGTCCACCCTTCTACAGGATCCCACTGGTCTTTGATATTGAACCCATCTTCCTTCAACCATTGTGTTAATGACTTAATACCGGCCTCCCCTAGCCCCTCCTCTCGTATTACCGCCACGACCACCAAATAACTGTCTTCGCAATTGAACACTGGGGCTCGTACTTCTATTCTGATGAAATCTCAATTCAGGATTTGTATTACGTTGTGTGCGAGTTGTGCCTTGACTTGCATTCCTATTAAACCCACGACCACGCTGTGACTGATAACGAGCAATAGAACGTTCCTTTGCCGTAGGTGTAGCTGTTGGAGTAGGTGCTTTTGGTTCACGAGTTACCGGAGGTGCTTTACCACCAAATAATTCAGTAACTACATCTTTCAGCCCGTATCCAGTTGCCTTCGCCAAAGATCCCATAACCTGAAAGAATTCTTGGTTTCCCCCGCTTAGAAAGCTACGAACACTCTTATCTTCTTCTTGAAATACAGGAGCATCAGGCCATTGCATTCCCCCAGGTTGTGAAGCTGGAGTACCTGTCTCTCCCCATAGTTTCTTACTAACTGATTCGTTTGCCCCCTCAAGCCATCTCTTAACAATATCCTCAAAGCCACCATCCATAAGCAAACCTCCGTAGGCATCATCCTACGACTTACATTATACCATATTTGGATGTAATTTGTCAAGTTTAGGGGATGAACAGGAGAGGCTCTTTGAGGTA